CCTTCTTTGTTTTATTAATGATGACACAAGGCAAATGGCATTTGCTGGATTCCAAGCATTAGAACAAGCTCCAGCTTGGTATACATATTCTTTTGGTGTAGTGATTGCTGCATCATTTGGTATAAGATCAGCAACTAAATTTTTTGGAGGTAGGAAATAATGCCAGAACCACAAGTAAAAACATTAGAAATAAAAAGTGTAAACGATAAATATAAAGAAGCTTCAGATAAACAAAAGGCAAAAGATAAAGCTGAATCTTTTAGAAAAGATGAAGAAACAGGTTTGTCTAAATCTATGGGAACTGCTGGACCAAAAGAATCAGTAGACATGAGTAGTGGTGGTGATGATGATAAACAAAAAGTTACTGATAAACAAAAAGAAGAGTTTAGAGAGCAAGAAGAAACTTATCTTACTAAATCACCCGGTACAGCAGGGGATAAGTATTACAAAAATCCAGAGGGAACTGGTACAGGTCAAGGTGGTAGTGGTATCCCTGTAGAAAAAGATGAAGCATCATCACCAGTAATAAGCAATGTAACTACTAATACTCAACCACAATATGAAAGTTCTTCTTTTGGATATTTTGATACACCAACTATTATACCTATAGAAGAAGAACCAATACCTTTAGGTGGTCTTACTGATAAAGAGTTTGAAGAGTTTAACACTTATACTAGTTCACCTATTCTAGCAGATAGTGGTAATCAATTACCATTGTTGTTATCTGCTTTTAGAAAAACAAGAACTGGATTTAGTATTACACCTAAATTTAGTTTAAATCCAAGAGGCACTTTGATTCGTGGTGTTGATGTTAAATATAAATTTTAGGAGATCAAATGTATAAATTATCAGATAGAAGTTTAAGTAAATTAGAAGGTGTGCATCCAGAGTTAGTTGATGTTGTTAAGCTTGCTATAACACTAACTAAGGTAGATTTTGGAGTGACATTTGGTAAACGTACCAAAGAAGAACAAGAAGCTTTAGTTAAAGCTGGTAGATCAAAAACATACAAAAGCTATCATCTTGTTCAGAAAGATGGATACTCTCATGCAGTAGATCTGATGGCTTATATCAATGGTCCATGTTGGGAATTGAATGTTTATGATGATCTTTGTGATGCTATGAAAGATGCATCAAAACAATTAGGTAACATCCCAATTAAATGGGGTGCAGCTTGGAGTGAAGGTAGTATTACTAGTTATAAAGGTACTGCTGAAGATGCTATGAATGCGTACATTGATCTTCGTCGTTCTCAAGGTCGTCGTCCATTTCTTGATGGTCCCCATTTCGAACTAATGTACTTATAAGTTCTGCAGCCAAAGCAGAATAACCAGCTATATCTTTATAAGAATCTAAATGTAAAGGATCTTCTTTTAGTCTGATAGCTTTTGTAAGTATCATCATAATACAAACATCAAGATAATTAAACTTTTCATCTTTAAACTCTGACCAGCATTTAGCTATTGATCTTAGATTTTCACTGGGATGTCCGTAGGTATGTTGTCTTGTTGTTAAAGTATCCCCAACTTCTCTGAGGAATTGTGATCTATTCATTTGTTTCTCCTATTGTGGGAGTAGGTAAACTGGAGAATACGTATTCACCTACCCCCTATGTCCATGACAAAAGAGAGAGATTGTGTAACATGGACACTAAAATGGTATCTCGTCATCTATTGAATCATTACTTGTTTTCTCAGTATTATCAAGAGTTTCTTTTGTTTGAGGTTCAGAGAACTGAAGGCTCATATATTTTTTATCTTGATATTCTTTTACCCAGGCAGCAATACGATTATGTTTTACATTCCATGAATCATTTAACTTTCCGGTATAGTCTGGTGCATTTTGATTTGTGCTTTCGTTAGGAAAAATTGCACACAATTCAGTATAGAATTTTATAATATCTACACCTTGTTTTGTTTTACCTTTGACAACAACGACTTTGTGTTTTGATTTTTCAATGTCGATCTCACCTTGTAGTATGTATTTTTGATCTGCGAATGGTGGGAAAACGGCTCCACTATTCTCACTATCATATTCTTTGTCTGACATATTGACCTCCTATATTGTCTTTCTTTTTCCAGTTGATGCAAAATCACCATCATCTTCCGTGCTTTTATCTGGTGTTAAGTTCAGCATAGTTTGCAATGAATACCTACGCATATACGTAATAGCACTACCAGTTCCTTGTGGTCCACGATTCATACCATTAAGTACAATCTCAGATTTCATTTCTGTTTTGGTAGTAATGTGAATCAATCTTGTAACCAGTATATCCACTGGTACACCAGTAGTAAAATCAACACGTATTTCATGGTTGATAAATACACCTTCTGCAATTAAAGCCATCTCTACTGAATCCATAATATCTTTGATAGTAGAGTGCGTACCGTATTGTGCTTTACCAGATTGTTTGATTGGTTTGAATTTTGTTCTTGCAGCTTCTACTGCAATATAAATACTTGTATGGTCACCCATTTCTCTCTCCTTTGTTTGATGAGATTCTAATAGAACCTCGTTTGTCTTTCTTTAGTGATAGTTGCTCACAGTATACCTCTCTTTCATTTGTAAGCATTAGTGATTTTAATTCTTTCTTTGCTACTTCATGTTTGGTAGCTTGTTCTTGTGTTTCTAAATATGTATGTGCAAGACTTACAAAGTGATTGTCTTTCGAAGCATCACGTCTAACCATATCATCTACAAGAATGTCATTTGTATCTACTGGCTCATAGTCTATATCATCTGGTGGTGTATCATTCTTTACATGATCCCAAAACAATCTGATCTTCACCATCATGTTAGTATAATAACCTTGATGAAATGAAATTTTTTTGTAATCAAATCTTACATTCCCAAATTTATTAGCAAAGTAACAATCATTATATCCAGATATACCAAGATAGAATTGTATTTGTGGCATATAGTTTTGTAATTGTTTGTCAAAGTTATTAAACTGATTTGTTTCTTTAGCTTCCACAATCGCCGACTGACTCTTGATGGTCGCGTCGATTGTTCCTTTGAGTGGAACTCCATGATGATCTTTGTATACAGATACTTGTTGTTTATCAATACTCAACTGGCTCTGCTTTTCGAACCAGTTAAGTATGAACTGCTCATTCCAAACTCCAGATTGTACTGTAAAATTATTTGACAAATCATCTGGCTGCACTCTACCAGTTTTGATTTCCCATAGTTTCTGCCAGTTACCATGCATAATCTGCACAGCATCTGATCCACCGATAAAACCGATTCTCTCCATCTCTCTCTCCTTTTTTTTATGATATACTATTTACAATTATTTGCAACTAATATATTATTCTAATGTTTATATCGTCATAATATAACGTGTGTCTACTCAAACTAGGGTAACTTTTTGTTACCCTTTTTTTTCTCTTCTTCCCAATCAATATGAAATGACTCGACCACTTCATCTGGTCTGATAAATTCTTGTGGCACATATGGTAATGATATCTCAACTTCTTTTGGTTTCTTTAACCATCTATCATGAAATACTTTTATTTTATGGCTGTACTTTTTTATATCCATAATACTCTATCCTTGGTCTTTCTAATGGTAGTTTCTCTAAATAAAATTCTTCATACTTGTATGTCTTATGACACTTGTATCCCTCGCCATAGATTTTATCTGACCACATCTGGCAAGCTTCTTCAGTATCAAAGTGCATAACAGTAAGTAAACTATATAAAACTATTTTATTCATGTAAACAAATCTCCTTGTGCTGGTGGTTCTCCAAGTTCACTAAGTATATATTCTTTTAGTTCATTGGCTTTAATATATTCACTAGCATCTCTTCTCATTATATGACCAGAGCGATAGCCAGATTTTGTAGTAGGTAATTGAATAGTATCTTGTGCATAGAAAAGACCATTCTTTTGTTTTACAAATTCTACTTGATTACCTCTTGCTTTGTACTCATAACAATGATGGTGTGATCCACCATTCTTTTGTAGACAATAACCAAAGTGTTCGATCTTTACATCAATGGTTATTCTATTCCATTCCATTTCAAATGTTTCTACGTTTGTATTCTCAACAAATCCCCAATAAGTTGAGTGTTTGTTATGCCACCAATTATACTTACTAAATTTTTCATGAACAAATTTGTTGGCATCTTCTTCATAGGTTTCTTCACCTTTGCGATACTTACATTTTCCACCGTTGTTACTCCATATATATTCTGATATGTAGAATCTTTTACCAGATTCATTGAGTACTTCAGCTACATAATCAAGTGGTATTATTGGTGATGGCATTTGTATTCTCCCTTTTGTCAATGTTAATTAGTATATCTTCTCTCCGTTTTTTTCTTGGATTTGTTATGGCAGCTATCTCTGACCATGATGGAAACTCTTTTTGATTTTCCAAAACGTATTCCAAAGCATAGATTGTTATGTCAGCCGGAACATCTGATAGTTTATAAGCCATTGATTTGATACGAACTGCAATATCATCTGGTGAAGTAAACCCAAAAGGCATCTTCATTAGCGTTGTAAGGTGCGTCAGGCGTTGAATCAGCTCTTCCATAGGTAAAGGTACCAGTTTTTCTAATACGGCTGTCCTCGCACGTTTATATACATCTTCTGTTGGCAGATAAATATTGGTATATTTGGAGTCAGTTGTGCAGTTTGTTATGGAGTCTAGCATATATCGAAGAGCCAGATCGGTTTCCGCTGGATACTTTATCTTTTTTAAATTGCTCAAAGCGTTTGTCTTTTGCTTGGAAGTTAACTGCATTTCTGATCCAGTTGAGGTACGCTCTTTCTGGGTCGACAAAGACACTCCCTTTTGCAAGGTGGTAGTTAATGAACTTATCGGTTTCATTGTCATAATCTATTTCTCCATACTTTTCTTTGAGATTCGATAAGCACTTTGACGATGGTTTCCAACCATCATTCAAAGACTTTCTTCTTCTATTTGTTTTTGATAGGTTAGATGATAGGTTAGTATCCGTCTGTCGGAGTACCCCCTCCGACTCTCGGAGTACTCCTAGATTCACAGTATAAATGTTTGACTTATTATGTGTACCTGATATTCTAGATATGTAACCATGTTCTTCCAGCCAGTTTAGTTTCACATATAGTGTTGATTCACTTATGCTTGTACGTTTTGATAATGTTTTGACACTTGGAAAACATGATCTGGTTTCTTCGTTTGCATAATCAGCAAGACAAAGCAGTAACCACTTTGCATACGGATCAGGTATTTCCAATTTCATTGCATGAGCCATCAATATAAATGACATATTATTCCCCTATTAATTTTACAAATTGTTCCCCACTCATGATGACAAGAGTGTTTGGTTTACCTACCTTTCTTTTATACAACGCTATGTCACGTTTGTCTAACACATTGAAAGGATTAGGAAAATTACTTTTATCTCTGTACTTTACTTCAGCTACCAGTCGTTGCCCTTTGACGTTGAGGATGATATCTCCTGAGTATTCTCCTCCCAATGATCCAGATAACGGTTGACGTTTTGCTTTGAAGCCTTGCGACGTAAACCATTTGACGAACCACCTTTCATGGTAGCTTCCTTTGTTGCGATTTTTGTTTGCCATATGTCCCTCTGATAACAATCCAAACATATTAAATAATGTTTAGTAGGTGTAATACTTTTTAGAATAGCTACAAATAAGTCTGTATAAACAGAACAAGATTCACAAGTTATTTTCTGTGATTTTATTTTTTTCTTTGATCTCGATTTGTAACCCAAGAGATTCTACCCAGCAACAAAAGTTATATAAGCTTGGAGTCTTACTATTATTCTCCCATCTTTGCAAGGTAGTTCTATCAACACCAATGACATGAGCCAGCTGCTCTTGACTCATGCCATTAGCTTTACGTTGATTAGATAATTGAGAAGTCAGGTTCATATTTGATTGTTTTATGGACAAACAAACCATCCTTCGCTGGGTGATTGTGTACAAAATACCTTGAGTAGTAGGTCATCATTTCGTTTGGCATCTTGTATGGCTCAAGCTTTTCACCTTTGTTGTTGACTGTTTTGATACGATAATCCAGTCGCATTTGTTCAAAGACAAAACGTGCATTGAGTCCACGATCTACATACCGTGAATAGTTTAGTATTCTTTTTTCAAACTCAGGGTATATATGTGGATTGTTCTTATGAAACTCTATCCAGTTTTTAAAATGATTATTCTCTTTTGCCATGTTTGATTCTCCATTTGTTAATTAAATCCCATAGTTGTTCAGCAAACTCATATCTACCAGCTAGCATACCTTCATAAAAACCATCAACATCATTGATATGTCTTTCATGTTTAGCATACTCATGTAGCTCTGCATCTATATCAGCTTGTATATAATCCATCAATGTCATCTTCATTGTATTATCCTACAAACATATTTCTGTGATGTGCAGATATAAGTTCATACATTTCTGCAGACCAATATAAATCACGTTCAATACGTAGTCCCATTGGACCAACATATTCTTCTAGTTCTGATCTATGAAACATACCGTATTCTATTTCATGTCCAACTACTAAGCCAAAACAATATCCATCTTCATCCATAGAGAATGGATACCAAGTCCAGCTTCCATGTGGTGCAAAGAATTTGCATACTGGTTTTGCTTTAGCTAGTGGTACGTCACCTAGCTTTGCATTTGATTTTAGTTTTTTGATTATATCGTCAGTAAATAATTTCATAACTATACTCCTTGTTGGTTATGTATTTCATTCCACAGTTCATTGATATGATCTGCAATGTAGTTCATTGAACCAAGCGTAGGATTCTTTTTACCTTCGTTGATTGCATATGATACTATCATACTTAGTTCTTCCACGTGTGAAGCATTCTTGATTTTTGATTCTATGAGCCACCATGTGTTCATAGCTTCATCATGTAATAAAGTATCTTTGACTCTACCCATTTTTGTTCTCCCATGTTTTGTATCCTGGCATAGCATGAGCCATGATCTTGTCTAGATTAATATCTTCATTGAGTCTTTGAGCATCTTGTTTATCTTCGTATTCTTTACACAACATTTTACTTTCAATACTATCAATCGTTAGTTTGTTTATCATTTCGATTACGGCACCTTCATGTGAATTGTAGTAGCTTGCATAGTATCTGATTGCAGTTTGAAACTTTGAGTCTTTGAGTTTGTCCAAAAACTTTTCTGCATCAAGTGGATGATCGAATAAGTTTGTAAATTCTTTTACAATTTCTGGTATATATTTTTGTTGATTTTTGTTCATGTCTTTCTCTCCTTTGTAAAATATAATGTTAGCACATAAAAAAATCTGTGCAATTTCAAATTTAGTATTACGAATTGTTTTGAAGTTTTGGCTACAACCTCTGAAACCTCCAGGTCGACTTGAAGTTTGTAGTAGTAGCCGTGTTGTTTAGTTCACGACTACTACAATGATTACTTATATTTTATGCAAGACTTACCCATACGATTATTATTACGAATACGATTAAGCCTTTTAGTATTTCTCTTATCAATTGACTTCTCCATTAATGCTTCATCTAATATTATCCATCCGAATACAACCCATATCATTGAGTTGAGCATGAATATTGTAGCCAACCAATTATCTAGCCACATGAATATCCATATGAATAAGAAGCCAGCACATATATTAGCTAGCCCATACCATTTATTAGTTAACATCCCCATCTGCTATATTCTCCTTTCAATTCTTTACTTGTATAGTGATTTACATCTGCTGGTAAACAACCTTCTCTTTCTATTTCTTCTAGTTTCCATACTGCTCTATCATAAATGTCTTTCATTCTTGCATTCATGTATAACCAATCTTGATAGTGCATCATTATATCGAATACTGGATCGTGCATATCAAGATCATCATCACCGAACCATCTTTTCTTTGAATCTTCTAGTATTCTTCTATGACAATTCTTTATACCTATGATACTATTTAATAGATTCTGTATTTCATCATATTCAGCTTTTAGTTTTTTAAATGAATGGTATCCCATTTTATTCTCCATATGTTGTATGAGTGGGCTGTTACACCCACCCATGTTAGTGATTAACTATTTAGTTCTTTATTAAGCTCCTTTGCTTCTTTATCAAGCATCTCGTTAGCTCCTTCAATCAC